CTCTATAGCAGGGTTTCCGCCTCGCCCTTGCCCCAGTTCCCCAGGGCCAGCCATGCCAAACCCCAAAGCCCCAAGACTCGCGCCAGTACCGGCAGCGCCCAAAACAGCCGGTGCAGCAGCCCCGCCACTTCCAACGATCGCCGCAGCAGTACCGGCTGCAGCTAGCGTTCCCAACGCTTTAGGATTCTTTTTTGTTATGTTGTTCATAAAATCCTCCCTATCCGGCGGTTAAAACAGTCCAACGGTTATTAGCCCATCCCCACTTCTTACCAGGGCCAGGATCGCTAGTAGGCGCAGGGGGAGCCCAGCTCGGAGCCCCACTATTATCTACTTTGCTGCTGCCGCCTCCGCCGCCTCCGCCGCCGCCTCCGCCACCGCTAGGAGATCCGAAAAGATCGCCCCAGTTATCAGGGAACATAGCCAAGATGTCAGGACCCAATACACCCATGATAGCGTTCGCCTGGCTTTCGCTAAGACCACCAACTTTTGCCGCATTTAAAGCGTTAAACGCCTCTGTCCTAACCTGTAGATCAAATTGTTTCATAGCAAGATCAGCCGCCTGCTGCGCGATCTTTTGCTGCTCTCCACTAAACTCTTTGTTGAAATCAAACTGCTCAAGAGCGAGTTTGTGTTGCTTTTCAAATTGCTTAATCTGAGTTTTAAGCTGCTTTTTTTGGAAATCAAGCTGCTCCCCAAATTGTTTCTCCTGCAAAGCCCTAGCAATAGCTGCCTGCTCAGCAGAAAACTCCTGGCCAGCAAGCCTCTCGCCAGTCGCAAATTCTCTTTGTAGTTGTGCCTGCAAACTAGCATAGTCTTGTGCAGATAGACGCTCACCAGTCGCGAACTTTCTTTGCATATCAGCTTGGCTTGCCGCGAAGGATTGACCAGCTTCGCGCTCACTCCGCGCAAACTTTCGCGCCTCCGCAACCTCCTGTCTCCTGATGATATCCTGCTCCTGGGCAGACTGGATATCGCCAAGCCTCACATCAGCGCGCTTGGCACTCTCATCTGCGGTTTGCTGTATGGACTTAACCTCGGCACCAGCACCGCTTAGACCCTGAGCTGCAAACTTTCGCCTAATAGCCTCCTGCACCTGCTGGTTACGGGCTTGCTCCTCTTGGCGCACCTTTTGGCGTTCACGGTCAAACCTCTTATTGGGATCTATCCGTACTCCCATCACCTAAGCCCCTTGTTGTTATATGTGAAGTTTAATCCGTAGATTTTAAACCGCTGATCGGCAACATTTTGATTACTAAACTTAAACTGTATACGCTTGCCCCTAAAAGCACCTAGCGACTTTTTGATCTCCCCATCGCCCTCACCAGGGTCCCAGTTATCAAGACCCCATCGCATCGTCCCCCAGTTACTACCACCAGGGTCTAGGTCAATCTGATCAGTATAGCCACTGCCCTGCGATGAGTTCGCCCTGGTTGTCATATCCATATTGTATGAGCCCGCACGCTCATAAAAAACATTGGCCCACCTAAAATCCTTTTGCAGGTTTTCCTCTCCAGGCTGGCCGCTAAATTCCTTAGTCCAAACGTAGCTATTAATCGCAGCGTCATCATCATTGTAGTTTGTGGTATTGATCTGCCTCACAAAGCCGGTAGCAGCGGAATCTCCAATATAGAGATCGCCATCAAGAACTGTTATCGCACTCGCATTGATCCCGGACCATGGCGACCAGCTTGGCATCTTAGTTGAGCTGATCCTGCCAAGCGAGAAATCAAAAACATAAATGCGATTGTTAGCCGTGTTACCAGCGCCCTTTGTCATACAGATGTAGGCTTTGTTCTTGTAAACGAGGCTAACAATGTTATCTAGCTGGCCCTCTTGGATATCAAATATATCAGGCTCTATCTTTTCAGACTGTAGCTCTGACCCCAAAGATGTTGACGTTAAGATCGTAGCGCTAGGCGATACCGTTTGGCCTTGCAGCGCAGCAAAACCTACAAACTTATCATTTTGCACTGCCGGAAACATCAGCTTGGACTCAAACTTAAACGCGCCAAGTGCCGATTGACTCCCGAAGTTTGCGCGCACCCTAAGAACAGCCCAGTCAGCATCATCTGTGCTTGGCATGTAGATGATCCATGGATTTTGAGCACAAAAGACCACCACGCTATTATCATAGATCCCAAAGCCCACAGGGGTATCAGCGCTATTATCACCAATCCTCAGAAAGCTGGTGGCCTTGAAAACATAGGGGTTTCCCACCTCGCTATACTTAACAAGGTTGTCGCTCGGATCTATACAGAAAAGCCTGCCCTGATGGTAGATGATTGCAGAATAGTTTGGTGGCTCGCCCTGATCTGTTGGCGCGGTAACACCTAGAGCCGAATCCGCGATCGCATCATCATAGGTGGTTGTCGTGTTGTCGCTAATAGTCGTTAGACGCTTAAACGTAGTCCCACCGGCCTCAGTCCGATAAAGATTGCGGCTACTCACGCCATGGCTTTGGGGAGCTGTCGGTATCCCCGTTAGTCTGATGTTTTCAGATGCCGCTGTCTGCGTGCTTGTGGCCTCACTTACATCGCCCTCAACCAGATTGCTGTTAACGAACGTAACCTTGTATTGATAATCACCAGTAAGGGCCGTACCCGTTGGCGCTGTAGCAGCCGTTAAGCCAGATGTGGCCTGTGGCACTCCATGCCGCGTAAAAGTATCCGATGTCCCCCCATACTTGTAGGGAGTCCCGGTAGCGTTGCCAAAAAATATGTAGTTCTCATACTCAGCAGCATAAACCCGAGTACCAGCCGTAAAGACAGAAATAGCGCTCGGCGTAGTCGTAAACGTAGTCGCATCCCACGTATACATCTTTCCGCCAAACCAAGCGCACATGGTTTGAGAGCCGCTGTTATCGCTCCTCGTATAGAGGCCGTCGCAAGCAAACGTGCCGACAGAGGAGGTATTGAGTTTTGTCGATCCGCCTCTGGTACCAACAGCGCCGTCCTCAAAAACGACATTGAGGCAATCGGGGCTCTCATTATCTTGTATGAGCGCCTTGGGGTATTTTGAATTTAACCCACCGTCTAGGTAGACCCTAGACTTAGCGGGATATCTTCGGTTAAACCTCTTACCCACTGATCACTCCAAAAATTCCGCTATCGTCATCATCGCGCACAACAGCAAACTGATCGCCGCGCTTTTTCTTTGCTCTAGTCCTTTTGATCCTATTCAGATTTTCCTGCCACTTTCGATCATGAAACATCGCCATGCTCTGGTTGCCATCTTTGGCATAAAAGACCGATAGCCCAAAGTCTATGATGTCCAAGTGATACTCAGATGGCACCTCTAAAGTAGATGTAGACTCAATAGCCTGAGGCTCGTTGTATGTAAAAATCTCAATCGTGTCCCCTGTCGCAGATGGCGTTGGGTAGAATATGATTTCGTTATTCCATAGCGCATAAAACCTAGGATCGCCGCTGACTTCTGTTGTTGAGGTTTTAGGATCGCTATCAAGCCCAGCAGGAGCTGGCAAAACCTTTTCGCCATCATACTCAATGCGCCTGATTGCGATCGCAGTGGTCGGATAAGCATACTCTCTAGTGCCGCTCACAGATGTAGTGGTGTAGGTGTTTTCTATGACAAAACATTCCTGAGCCATGATCATGCAGGCCTGGTAGATGATGTCATAAACTTCTGCATCTGAAAAAAACGTATCGCCAACAGCGTTATATCGCTGCCTGATCGCTGTGTTTAAAGCACCTGGTGTCATATCTTAACTCCAAGTTGTTGATGCCGCAGTCTTAGTGGTCCAACTTTCTGTGTCTGCCGTTTTCTCAGTCCAAGCCTCGACATCAGGCTCTAAATATGTCCAATTGCCTTGTGTCCTAGTCATCGCCCACGTTTGCGCGATGCTGATCCCGTTGGCAAAAGGAGCAAGGTTTAGGATCTTTCCGATCGCATCTGATAGCGTGATCGTTTCCGCAAAACCCTTCTCAACCTGCTTTCCAATCGCATCGGCTAAACTCAAGCTATTCGCTAGCCACTGCTCAAAATCAAGCGTTGTATCCCAGCTCGCACCGTACCAACCACTAGTACCCCAAACCATCGTCCCCCATAGGGAAAGGACATCCTGGGGAGTAGCCTCGCGCAACCTAAGGCGCTCGGTTATCGTTACAGAATACTCAGCCATCAGCTAAACGTGATCTCTGTTGTAACTGTTAGCACGTCATCGGCTCCCTTGTTTACAACGGACTCTGTGTCACGATTAAGCATAGTTCCGCCTGTATTAGAGCTAAAAAGCCCATACTCTACAATCGCGCCAGTCCCTAAGCCTGATGCAAAAGTTGCTGTTACCTTGTAGATGTTGTCGGATGAGTGACTGACCGTACCGGTATGGCGCGCAGCCTCAGTGCCAAGCGCTGTGTTACTTGCAGCCTCAGCAGTTGAGTCGGTGCCGATCGCAATGTAGCCCATGGTAAACGTCGAAGCGGCAGCGTTGGCGGAAACCAAAAAAGAGGCGAGAAAATCAAGCCCGCTCTCGGTTATGACGTTCTCGCCCTCGCGATAGTCCTTTAACTCGCCATCAGCCCCATAGAGGCTGATGTACCACTTGCCCTTGAGAGTCAGCATAGCTAGATCCCATTTTCAAGAGCCTCCCTCGCATCATTATCAACCATCTGCCCTAGATGATTGGCTCTCATGTGCGCTGCAAGCCCGGCTTTCGTTTTCGCGACAAACCCGCAGGCTTGGCACGTCCTCTCCTGCTCATCCTGCCCCGCAACATCTAGCACTGCGCCCGCTTTGCTCGGATCGAAATCAATCCTCAGCTTTTTAAAGCCTCTCGGGTCATCTTTCCCGCCTTTATTTCTAATAACAGGCGTGAACTGAGACTTAAAAAGCACAGCGTCCTCGCGATCCATTTCGACAAACCCACCGGCAGGGATAATAATTATATCCCCTCGAAACTTCTCACGGTGCTCATAGATGTTGTCATTGTAGACTCTAACCATACTCATAAACCAAACCTCCGAACTAAATTTTATCGCCCGTAAACAGTCAGATAGAGATCATCACCGCTGGTAACACCAGTGATTGCTACATAGCCCGCGCTTGACGTGCCGGCAGAAAGCGCATTTCTAGCAACGCCGTAAGGAGATGACGCCATACTCTTTGGTGCAGTCGCAACCCCAAGAACGTTGCCAAAACCAGTGTCCAATTCGAGCGTAGCGCTATCAGCAGTCAGCTCGAAAACCTTTACCCGAATATTTCCGAAAACGCTTTCAACAGTCTTTGTCTGTGTCCAAGC